TGTGTTGGGTCCTATTGTTATAGTACAAGCGCTATCTAGTGTGCCTGTATATTTAATATACATAGCTCTAGCTTCATCAGCCGAACCATCAGCTACAGTAGACGCATGAGTATCTGCATTTGTTGTGATGGCTTCTGTACCAAAACCAAGCCCCTCTCCGACTAATTCTAAATTTGTATTTGTTGAAGTTCCCCAGGTTCCTGATTCATCCCCTGTGGCTATTTCTTTTAATCTTAAGTTATTTACATAGGTTGCCATTTGTTACCTCTTCCTCATTTTACTCTTTTTTTTCTTACTTGCACAATGTGCTTTTTCACTAAAACCTCTAGGCTTCTTACAGTTAATTTTTCTTTTTCTTGCAATGGACCATTTTTTACCCATCGAATGCAGACCAGTTTGGAGTTTGAGAATCTGTTATAACATTATAGTTTGGAGTTTGACTTGTATCAATAACTGACCAAACATTAACAGAATTTAAAGTTGCGGTTAGTCTCAAACCAGTAACTGAAACATCTTTTGGTAGAGATGCAACTACGCTACCAAGTCCAGATGTCATACTGAAGCCTGAAACAGACAGATTGTTGTTGGTAACAAGACTAATAGTTCCTAGTCCTGAAGTTGCTCCCTGTTCGGTAACTGATTGATTAACAGCAGCTTTTACTAAAACTGTACCTAAAGCAGAAGTTGATCCTTGCTCGGTAACTGGTTGATTGACGCCAGAGGATTGTGTGGTTGTTCCTAAAGCAGATGTTGCTGATAAGCCAGATACAGATACCTCTATATCTGCGGGCTGACCCCAAGGTCCTGAACCCCAGCTATCTCTGCCCCAACCTGTATCTATAGCCATAGGGTCTGTACCCCTATGCTATAGTTATGATTGCGTTAGCTCCAGCAGCAGGGAAAACTATTGTAAAGTCTCCTGCACTTGAAGATTTGGACGCCCCAAAGCTGATTGTTGCTACTGATTTATCTGAATTAGTATCGTTATAAATTAAACACCCACTGGCTGTAACTGTGGCTGTGCTAAAAGTTAAATCTGCAAAATCCACAAAGGCCGTAGTTCCTGTTGAAGATGGTGCAGCAATTGCAGGGGTTAATGCTGATCCGCCTGCTGTATAATTTGTTCCTGAACTTTGTCCTGATAAACTCGTTGCATAAGCTGTTGTGGTCGCTCCCAAAGAAGCGGTAGCACCAGCATACAAGGCTAATTTAAAAGAGTTGCCACCAGAGGCAAAATTATGAACTCCTTGTAAAAGTTCTTTTTTAAAACTTGTTGTTAATGTTGATGAAATTGCCATTAAAGTCTCCTAATCACTTTTGCTAATTCTTCCTCGCCACCTTTCAATAACTCTTGAATGATGGTTACTTTATATGATTTTATAGCATTCTTTATATAAATTAAAGCAACTTTGTAAATAACATCACGATAAGCTCTAGCTTGTTCTGTTATATGTGGCTCTTTATCTTCCGAAACACCGACTATTTTATTAGTTAATTGTTCTGCCCAAAACTCTGGTGGATGCCCACCATAGTTAGTAGTAGCAACTTCAATTGCTCCTAGTTTTGGTAATCCTTCTTGATTCAATATTTGTTAGGTTCTACAGGGCTTTTTAAATGAGAATCATATCTATCTAAATATCCTGATTGTTTAATATTCTTTTGCACTTTTAGTTCACTAACTTTTTTAACTTTTAAATTTTGGTGACTATCATATCCTACCACTAGAGGATCTTCTAATCTATGATAACCATAAAGCTTATCTTCAGCAGGTATATTAGCGTCTAGTAAACTAGAGTTTTGTGCTATATCAACTTGTATGTTTGCCTCCATACATTTAGACAACCAAAACTCTACACAAGCTCTACCAGCTTCAGCAAAAGCAGGGTTTGACTTGTAAGTAAAATCTATGCCAAACAAAGACACCTTTCTGACTTTATTCCAATATGCAAACGCTACAGCATAAGCAACTGTATTGTTAAGATAATGACACTCAGTTTCCTCTACGACTTCTTTTACAGGATATTCTACTAATCCAGGACAACGAGAATCTTTTTCACATGTATATATTGGACCTTTGTGTTCTAGCAAAACTTTTTTCATGGACTCTGTTTGTCCACCTGCATCATTGCCATCTAAGAATCTAGAAGCTGGATCCATCATAAATACCCTGTCGTGGTATATAACTGAGGAAACTGCGTTTATTGCCCAAACCTCATCAAAGTTTACTCCGTGAGTTTTGGCTATATTAAAGTCTTGCCAACTATTGCCTAAACCAACAATAGCGACAGAACTCTCGCTTAATTTTTTAATTGGTTTCATTTTCTCTCTCTCTTATTAATTACTATTGTATAGGTTTTCTCAAAGAGTCATACCTATATTCATCTTTTCTACCCCTTGCCTCTGCTCTATTTTTTAACTTAGCTATCTCTTGAGCATATCTTCTTTCATAAACTTGTAAAAGATCAGGCTCTCCTTTTAAAAAAGTATAAGCATCAGCTATGCAACCATAAAGCAAAGCGTCTCTAGCATTAGTAGAAAGCCAAGTTCCTGTTGTGTCAGTGACTAAAGATGTAGGTTGATACAAGTAATGAAGTTCAACATTGTATGCAACATCAGGTACTGGAGCCACTATTAAGCTAGAACCATTGCTAGATGCAGTAGACAATTCTTTATCGAACTGGCCATAATATTTTGGCAATCCTCTTAAAGAACTATCTGATGGGTCTGGTGAAAACTCTTGCATAAAAGATGGATGTTTTAAATCTAAGTAATGATAATCTCCATTACTGTCAATTACAGCCAAACTAAAAGATAAAATAAAATCATTAGGACAAGTTAAAAATCTATTGCCTACGCTTAAATTACCAGAAACATTTTTTCTAAAGTAATCAAACTGAACTTCATTAAATATTCTATCTTCAGTATTTTTTATAATGTCATCTAAAGTATTTACAAAAGTAGTTTCAGTAGACTCTGTATAATTTTGTATTAGTGTTTTTAGTTCTGCTAAAGTCATTATGTTGTTATGGTAACACTCCCAAGGTTTGATGTTGCTGACAGAGGGTCAAAATTAGTTCCAACAGGGTCTGTGCTTGTAAAGACATGAACATAATCTGTATTCTCATTATCATTGTCTGGTCTAGGATCATATAAAGCTTCTGGATCTGATGTTGCTGATATAGGCTCTAATTGTGGATGTTTCATTTCATAACAACTAGGACAGGTTTTTAAGCCATTCCACTCTTTTTTTAACTCAAGTAGCTTGTAACGAAACCCACACCTATCGCAATGTGCTAAAGCATGTTTACCTGTGGCGTATGCCATTAATATCCTCCTCTAGAATATGGTGCTATTCTTAAAGAAGCTCTATCTTCATCTTGATCTGCTGCTCTTCTAAATTCTTCTTCATATATTCTTTTTAAATCTGAAGATCTTTGAGGAACTCTTTTTAAAGATATGTAATATGCTAACCCAGCAACGAAACATGGATAAAATCTAAATGGCATATCTAATGTGTTTGTAGCTGCATCAGCGTCATCCATTCTTACAATTTTATTAAAAACCAAAACATCAGTAGAATTTTCTGGACTAGGCCAAATCTTTAAAACAGGTGTTGTTAATTTATCTAGAAAAAATTGTGATGGTCTAGCTTTAGTATCTTTATTAGGAATGTTCAAATATTCAGACCTGCTTAATCTTGTCATCTGCAAGTCTGTAGTTACAGTGCCATCAACTCTTCTTAACGAACAATCTAGAACATCTATAATGTTTGAATTTAAAGTATAGCTAGATGTTCCTTCAGTAACTGTTTGAGTAGCTTGTTCTATAGTCCATTGATTTAAACCTCTGTTTGCCCATTCGGCTAAAAGAAAGTTTATAGACCTTCTAGCCATTTTTAAGTCATAACCAGTTCTTAGTTCAAGTCCACAACGCTCAAAAGCCTCCTCTATAAACTCTGTAACATTTGGTTCAAAATTTGTACTTCCTGATAATGCCATAATTTATTCTAACATCTCCATCTTCTTCTTGCTTGTCTTAATCTTGAATTTGGGTTCTTTGCTGCTTTAGGAAACTTCTTCATTTGTCCTGCTGATCTAGCACAAAATGATTTACGTCTAGCTTTTTCTC